ACCTTTCACTATACAAAAATCTCCTGCTGCAGTAACATCCGTACTTAAAGAATAATCTGAACTACCTGATTCGCCTGTAGAAAGAATTAATTGAGGATTACTTGACTGACCTGCTGGTCTAAATACTTCTAATTTACCTACAGGGTCATCAGTTCCAATTCCTACGTTACCATTGTCATCAACTAAAAAAGTAGGTGTATAGGTTGAACCATTTAAATAACCAACACGAAAAGGGAAAGTGTTACTAGCATAACTTGCATACACATCTGTTCCCTCTCTATTTGTAGTTAATCTTTTAACCCCATTTGTGCTAGGTGTACCATTTGTAGAATTTCCAGTTACAAAATTTATAGTAGCTGCAGTTGTTCCTGTTCCTAACCAAATATTTCCAGTAGAATCAGATTCTAATCCTGCTGACCTTATTCCGTTTGCAGAATTTATATTTACTAATTCTTTTACTGAAGATATTTTTCCTGCAAAAGTTGCGTTTCCAGAACTGTTTATAGTTAAATGTGTTGTTCCAGAATTTCTAAATAAAATATCATCTGAAGAATCTATAATAATATTTTCATTAGCTGAACTTTGTAATAATAAATTATCATTTGCATCATCCCCAATAGTATGATTATCTCCAAAAGTTATTGTTCCTGAAATATCTGCTGAATCTGCGTTTATAGCTCCTGTTATTTCAACACCTGTACTTATAGTTCCTAATTTTCGGTTTCCATTATGATATAATCTAACATAGTTATTTGCATCGGCTGAAATAGCTGTTTTTGAAGAACTAGCTAAATTGAAAAATGATGCTTGTAACCTAATATGACTTTCTGAAATAATAGCTTCGCCTTGACCTGCTTGAGCAGATGAGTCATAATAAATTTGGAAAGCGTTTGACGTACCTAATCTTATTCTTTCATCGTCTGCTAAATTTAAGTTTCCTGCTATAACAGTATCTCCTGTTGTAGCATTTACAGTAAACTTATTTGTGTTAATTGCTAAATCTCCTGCAAAAGCAGTATTTCCACTTGAAGAAGCTACTGTAAATTTATCTGTATTTACTGCAAAGTTACCTGTTGAACTTAAATTCGTGTTTGTTGCTAAAGAACCATCTACTGTAATTGCAGTTCCTGATTCTGAAACTATTGAATCTGATATTACACTTGTTGATGACCATTTAGTTAAGTTACCTGTTGTTCCTGTTCCGTCTACTTGTGAATGATCTAATTTAGTCCATTGATTGTTTGCACCAGCTATAACCCAGTCTCCTACAGTCCAGTTAGAAACACCATTTAATGTAGTAGTACCTCCAACACTTACAACGTAATAATGACCTTGTGTTATAAAAGGGCTATTATCTATTGTATAGGCTTCGCCTGTTAACATTATGTCAGCATCTAAAGAAAGTGTTGTATCACTATCTACGTTTGAAACTAATGCAGTTTGACCATCTACTTGATTTACTACTTGATCTCCTACAGTTACTGTACTTGTAAAAGAAGCAGAACTATCTACTAATTTATTTGCTGTTGTTGCAGTTGTTGTTCCGTTTGCAGCTTCTCCACCCCCAGAACTTAATACTGGAGAATTAGTATCTGCATCCCAAGAACCCATAAATCTTAATCCACCTGCTAAACCGTTTACTTGTGATTGTAGTTTCCCAAAACCTTCAACTATTGTATCTGTTGCTAAAACAGAACTTGCAGAAGGAGAAGTTAATCCTGTTAATACTTTACTTGTTACTGAATTATTGTCTAACGTTACTGCACCACTTACATTTCCTGTTCCGTCTACACTTGATATTGTACCTGTCGCTTGACCTGTTAAAGATAAATCCCTTGCAGTTTCCCAAGCTGTAGCTGTATCTGCGTTTCCTGTTAAATCTCCAGTTACATTTCCAGTAACATTCCCTGTCACGTTTCCAGTAACATTCCCTGTAAGATTACCAGTTACATTTACATTTACTGTACTTGGTAAACCTATTGTTACTGCTTGACCAGAACCTGATGTTTCTATTTCATTAGTTGTTCCTAAAACACTAAACGTTTCTGAATTTAATACTACTGCACCACTTCCTGAATCAGTTGTGAAATCTAAATCACTTGCATTATTTAAACCTTTTACATAAGCAGTTGTCGCTACTTTTGTTGAATCGTCTGAAGATGCTTGTGTTGTAGCCGTCACACCGTCTGCTAATACAGATGTTGCTGTAACATTACCTGTTAAGTCTCCTGTAACGTTACCTGTTACGTTTCCTTGTAAGTCTCTATGTACTGTTGCAGGTAAACTTAAACTTAATCCTTGACCCGAAGCTGCAGTTGTTATTTGATTTGTAGTACCTGTTATTGCAAATGTTTGTGTGTTTAGGTTTACATCTCCTGTTCCACTATCTCCACTAAAGTCTAAATCAGATGCTGCATCTAAAGTATCTACATAAGATGTTGTAGCTATTTTTGTAGAATTATCTCCTGCTGTTTGTGTTGTAGCTGTTGAACCATTTGGTAAAACAACACCACTTGAATTTAAAGAAATAGTAAGTTTTTGGTTTAACGCTACTGTTGTTATTTCGTTTGCAGTTCCAGCAATGTCTAATAATTGTGAATCTAAATCTACAGAACCATTTCCAGTATCTCCTTCAAAGTCTAAATCCTGCAATGTAACGTGACCTTGTACATAATCTATAATAGCAGCAGTTGTTGGTATAGAGGTATCGTTGTCGTTGTTTAAAACGCCATCTGCAGCATCTACAAACTTGCTTATTATAATGTTTTCGCCTGTATCTTTTAAAGAGCCAAATTCTAATATAGCAGTAACTTTAAAATCTCCTGCTGTATTCATAAATACCCCACTTGCTAATCCTGAACCGTCTGTTAGCTCTTTTAAACTTGAAGTTAAAGCAGCATTATCAATAGTTTTGATTAAACCTGAATAAGTATCTGATATTCTTGTGTTAAATAGACTTGCCATATTTTTTATTTTTAATTTCTTGTTTCTTTAAAAACGTTTTCAGTTTTTCTATATTTTTTTGTTTTGGTTTATATCTCATAATACCCAGCCATTAAATAATGCATCATAGTCAGGATAAATGTCGTCATTTGTGTTACTTGTGTATTCAGGGTAATCCGATTGATTAAATGACATAAAATCAATAAAACGTCTTGAATAATATTCCATAAATTCTCTTGCTTTATCTACTAAATAATCTACTTCGTTCTTACTTACTGTTTCGCTTGTTTCTGATCTATGTTTAAATACACCACCATTTTTTATAGCATAACTTGCAAATGGAATATAATATACTTGAGCTGCCCATATTAACATTGGCTGTAAATATGTGTTAAGTAATGTTTTGTATTTAGCATTAGCTACGTCATCAATTTCTCCATTAGCAATTAATGTAGATATTTTATTATATAAGTCTGTACCTGTATAGTTTTGTATATCTATTTCTTGAGCTATCTTGATAAACTGTATAAATTTATCAGTATCTACGTTGCCATCTATTATGGAATTTCTAACTAAATCGGTTCTATTTATAAATAATGCTGTTGCCATAATTTTCTATTTTGGGTATGCTCCTTGATTAGGCATATTAACTGGTGCTATTTGTGATTGTTTAGTTCCTCTTGGATTCTTAATATAAGTTTTAGGTATCGTTCTTGTTTTCTTATAGTCACTTAAATCTTTAGAAGGTTTTGTGTTTTTCTTTAAACGATATAATTGTCGCATCCATTTATGTCTACAATAAATTCCACCTTTAAATTTGAATAAATCGTATGGTCTACCTTTATGTCCTAATTCTTTATTAACTCCTTCTCTTGTTGCTTTGTCAATATCTTCTAATCTATATACAATGCCTGATTTAGATAAACGCATCATATTTTCACAAAAATCTCTTGTTGAATTACTTGGTTTTTTAGAACCTACTACATACTTATATCTAATCTTATAGTTTTTAGAATCTAAATAACTAAAGCCATCAGGTTTTGCAGTAATTTCATCTTTTAATTGTTGAAACAAACTCTTTTTTTCATCAATACATATATTAGCCCAGTCCTCATTGCTTATGTCAGAGCCTTCTTGTAATTCGTCTACAAGTTCCCATTCGTCATTTATTACTTCGCCTTTTAAATTTTCTAAAATAACTTCTCCAAGTTCGCTTGACATTTTTATCGGAATACAATTAGGTACTAATCTACCGTTCTTAACTTTCATTCCATATTGTTCATATCCAGCCTGACAAGGTTTTTTTAAATCTATTTCGTCGTGTGATTCACAAGGCATATACCAAACCTTATCTCCTTCTTTGTGTTCGTGATGACCAGAACACCCCATTTTTTCAGCTTGTCTTTCTGCTTCTTCTTTAGTTTCGTAAACTTCTAATCCGTCTATTTCTTTAAGATCAGTAGACATTTTAATTCCAGTTTCTTCTTCTATTTCTTCATCTGTTTGTACGCTTCTGTCAACATCAGTAAATTCTAATGGCTGTAACGTGATAAAGTAGAGGTTTAAGGCTATATTGTTGTAAGCAAGTATATTGTCAAAGCAATCTATTAAAAGTTCCTGAAATGGTCTTATAACGGTGTTATCCATTAACAAAGATGCAGTTTTTATTTCATCTGCATTGTTTCCAAGACCTGTATTGTCTTTTATACCTAAAAGCATAGGACTTACTACCCTATGAGCTACTAATACTTTACTTTGTGATTCGTCACTTAAGAATTGGTATTGATTGTGAGCATCTGATAATTGAACAGGTGTTATTTCTGCTTGTGCTTCTTTATTGTCGTTAAATGATAATATAAATTTACCTGCATTACTTGTTCCACTAAACTTTTGTGCAATACGTTGCTCTATTAGTTCTCTTTCTTGTGGATTAGGTGTTCCATTATTGAAATTTATAAGCATTGAAGGACTTAAACCATTCATTATATTGTTTAAATGATAGTTACTGATCTCCTCCTCAAGTTCTGCATATTGTATTCCACCTTGATAATCTACAGGTGCATAGTAGTAAAAGCCAGATTTATAAGGTTTTACATAATATATTTCTATGTTTTCTTTTGACATTCCATAAGCTGGTATTCTTAATGGCTTATCACTTGGTTTTAATTTCGACCAATCTTTAAAATAATAGTATGCTGGTATATCTCCATCTTCATTACATTTTTCTGCCCTTAATGTTTCAATAGGCATATGTTCTATTTGAGCAATTTTAGTTCTGTCTTTAGAATAAATTATTTGCATTGCACATTGACCCATTAGTTTTAGATCATAACATAGTTTTCTTACAATATCCTTTTTAAATAATGTAATCATTTCTGCATACTGTTGTGGTTTTCTGTTAGAGTCAGTAGCTCCTAAACCTTTACCGTAAATTTGTTGACTTATACCATTAATACAGGCATTGTTTGTTGGACTTCCATTGTATCTGTCTATTAAAAATTGAAAGTAATTGTTATCTTCTCCATAACCTACCCATTCTTGGTTTGGAACTTCTGTCACTTCTGGACTTGTATAGGTACTTAAATTAACAAAACTAATTTCGGATTTAGATTCTTTAACAAATTGACCTAAACTATTTCTTTTTCTATTTTTCATATTACAATGTAATCATTATTATAAGAATTGTCTGTTATGTATTGACCTTGATTGATGTTATAGTATAAATTATCCATTTGATCTATTTCTTGGTCTGTACAGAAAATCTTGTCTTTAAATATATCTACAATGTTTGTTGTATCTACATTCCAAAATTCATTATAAACTTCCCATAAAAAATAATTAGTATTCCAAAAATTTGGGTCTGTATATAATTCTAAATCGTAAAAATGACCTTCAACTAAAACAGGACTAAATGCTTGACTAAACGTTAAATAATTACCAGTTGTTGTGGCATTAGTTACCTGATATGTTTGTATGTTGTTTGTACTATCGTCTCTTATTGATAAAGTAAACTCATCCCCATATACTCTTGGGATAACTTCAAAGTTTTGAGCCGAAGTTGTGGTCTTTAATACAATCATTTTATATATAACGTAATAAATAAGTTATTTTGTGAAAATGTTAAAGCAAAAAAAAAGCACCCCGAAGGATGCTCTTAATTTAATATCAATAAATATTAGTTAGGTTCAATTTGAGTAGCATCAGCAGTAATCAATCCTGAATCTAAAAAGTAAGGAGCTAATTCTTCCTGTCCTTCCATAACTAAAGTAAATCCTGATAAATCTCCTGCAGCAGCTCCAGAAACTACAGTTCCTGAAACAAACTCCATTCCGTTTTCAAGTCCACATAAGAATTGATTTCCGTAATAATCTTCAACAACAACATATGGTCTTGCAACTGCAATCTGTTGTAATTCTGCTTGA